TGTGCGTTACCACCATACTCAGGTCCGTAAGCGGAAACTTGTTTCTTGCCCTTAGCGAAGAGCTTACCACTTCCGAGACGGAAGGTGTTGGTGCGAGCAAGACGGAAGCAACTCGTGTATCTCATCACAAAGCCCTCATCCTATAATCGACTTGATAGTCAGTCACATGCCTTGATACGAACGCAACAATCTCAGCATAACACTTTGGTGCTCGTGACTTCAATGGGCCAGACCACGTGGATGTTCCAATCGTTGGATCACACACGACATTCACTGGTTTCATCCTCTCAATCTTCTGTCGAATATCTCCTTCGTATGCTCTATTCAAATGGTCCTTAAGAACTTCGAGATACAATCTGTCGTCCCAGAAAGAGATCTCATCCATGCAAGGTTTGATCTTGACAGGAACTCGAAAGACATTCGGAAACATTACGTAAGGAGCTGCTTCGCCACGAATTTCTGCGGGCTTCAAAGAGTCTCCAAAGATGAAGAGTGTCGAAGTGTTCGACTTGACGTAGTTAGGAGTGAGTTCTGGAGGGATGTTAAACATAACAGCATCTCTTGTATTTCTTTCCACTTCCGCAAGGGCAGGGATCATTACGTCCAACCTTAGGAGGAGCAATGTAAGGCTTTGTTTCTGCTTTATGTCGGTATCCTTTAGTCCCAATTCTGTGGATTTCTTTCAGAGCTTGGTGCATTCTAGGATCATTCTTCCATGATTCCTCATTGAACCAAAGTCCACAGTTATCACAATATTTCTCTTTGAGTTGTGTCTCTAAGATAGTAGGTTTAATACAATGACAGCTATCACTCATAAATATGATTTCTCCGGCCAACTGTTGATGTTTCCAAGGAAAGACGTTTCTTTTCGCACCCCTGCAAATTTCAATCGAAGATCGATAACAGGATTCTCCACACCAGATTTCGCGAGTGCAAGTTTCATCTTCAGCATCGCACCTGCGTCACAAGCTGGCTCGCCAGAATCAGTCTTATATGGGACTTTGTATCCGAGCATCGTGTAGAAATATCTTGCTGCTTGCTTGTTCGATGACAACAGACTCGCATCACTCTTGCCCTTCAACAAATCGAAGACTTCCTCGCCCACGAGAATGCGAACCATTCGTTGCAATTGCATCATGTATCGGTCATTCTCTGACACGATCTCTCGCAAACGAACTTCATCCATCTTGATACCCTTGAGGGTAGCGACAAGGTAAGGATAAATCATCGATTGAGCTTGCTCGATTGAGGCTTTCAGTCCTGCATCTTTGTCACACTCATTATCAAATGCCTTCTTCAAATCTCGCATTGCATAAACGTCCTTCGCGTTATACAACCAGAGTTGACGTTCTTGATCTGTGTTGTGCGGATTGAATACACCTTCATCTTTGTGATAAGGCTCATCTGTCCAGAGTGACAAACAATGACCGAGAGACTTTTCAGCTTCTGGATAGCAACGATTGTGCGAAATCATCGTATCGTATAGATTCTTGCCGAATGGAATACGATAGTGATGCGCTAATACGAGCCAATCGAATCCGTGTCCGTTATGTGATACGGTAAGGTTGTCTCGCATTGCAATGGATAATACGCGCAAGATGCGTGACGCCTCCACTTCTCCGTAACCGAGTGTGTAATCATACCTTCTAAATGGAAATACATATACTGGACCCTCTTCAAAGCAGAAGCCAATGCAAGTGAGCGTTCTGTCAAAGGTAGTTTCGATGTCCAGATAGAACGTATCCCCCTTTTTACTTTGTAAGACCTCCACAAGTCTGCTCGCAGGCGGATAGAGCACAGGAGCAGGTCGAACGCTTCGATGCAATCCTTGCTTGAGTATTCTGCCAACTTTTCGGATGTCACATCCCAACCAGAATTTGTAGTTTTGTCGTCGTGTCGATCCCTTGTGGCCTTTAGCCTCATCATCGTCGGGTGCCTCAGAATCTTCACGAGGTCCACTGTGGTGTGGATTGAGTCGAGCTTCATAGTTTTGTAAATCGTAACAATCTTGAGGAAAGAAAGAGGAGATATAGATGATGTCTTCGCCCGCGTTCGATTTGATATGTGGCGATCCGCGCTGCTCCGAAAGGCTGTGCTGCGGGCTAAACCATTTCTGCTGCGCTGCCTGACCTAGACACAGAACAACTTTCGTTCCCGGTAGAAGTGGAGTCTCCACATCCATTGTCCGTATGTCACACTGATAACGATTCAACCCAATACCACGAAGTGCCGTATCACAAAACCACGTTCCAGCATTACCGGATAAGAGTTGTTTGAAATCGAATCTCGAAGGGTTCGAGAGGATGATTGTCAGACCTTTATATCCTAGCTTTGGAGGATGGTGAAATGATTTTGGAGTAGGCACTTCGTGGATTGGATTGGAGAAGAGTTACTTGATCGACTCGATGGAAACCTTACCTTGTTTGAGGAGTTCCATTTTGTATTCGTGTGAAAGCTTAGCTGATTGAAAGCAACAAACAAGTAAGCCCAGCAAGAGCAAAACAAAACCTGTGAAAAGGAACACTGGAATGTGTTCAGTCACAATCTCACAAAATTCACGTAGTAGTTTCATATCTCAGAGAGTGTCCCGATCTCACACCGACTGCTCGGGACCACACAGTTCACTTCATCTCACTCCTTACATCACCTCATTACGAGGCGGAAGCTGCACACTGGAAGCTTCAAGCAACTGAATGAGGACACAGTTGTATCCCTTCACTTCAGTTCCATCTTCCATGCGAATAGGTTCAGCTTCCTGTGGAGTCTTACCAGCAGCAATCTCTGCATCGGTAAGATCCTTGCGCTGAACATACTCTTCTGCACCACAGATTGCATTGGCAACCTTGCCCTCAAATGCTTTCGCATAAGGTTCGAGGTCGTCAACATCAACACCGGGTTCGATACCGAACATCACCTGCGTATTAAACAGGCGCTCGTTCTTCTTGGCATCGGCCGGGTCAGTGTGGCACACAAGATAGTTTGGCTTCAACTCGATTCCAGCAATCGCAGTGGGCTTGCCATTGATCTCGATGGAGTCAGGGCGTGCAATCTCCCAGACCATCTTGATCATCGGCTTACCACTGGTCTTGCTGACTTCGGCAGTAGACTTCTTACAACGGACAATGTAGTTGTCCTTCGGAAGACGCTGACTGCGGGTCAAGTTGCTGACCTGTGCGTTACCTTCGGCGGTTTGTGTGGGTTTTAGTATGGTGCTCATTTTGTTTTGTTTTTGTTTCTGTTTCTGACATTAGCGGAAGGTCGCCACCCATTAACCTCAACGTGAGGTCAAATTGTTGTATAGATTTGTTTCCAAGCTAATCCATCTCCAGACATATCGAAAGTCTTACCTTTCAAGTGATCACATCGCGCTCCGCAGTTAATCGTCTCCGATGATTCGAAGTTAATCGTCAACGCTTTTGACACAGGATGACGAAACACGTAACCGATTCCGTCTGCACGAGAGCAAGCAATCTGTTTGATCTTGCCTGTCAAGTCGAGATCTTTCGATGAAACAGCAGTATCAGACTTCAAGTCTTTGCCACCAAGAAACTTCTCTCGCAAATGACCGACAAGAATGATATGCTTTCCCATTGGTCTGATTGCAGCAAGCACTTCATCAAATGCTTTACGAAGCCAGAAGTAGCCTGACCCTTGTGGTAATTCAAGGACAGACTTGCCCTCGAAACTCTTGCCAATTACCGATTGGCGATACATCCGTGTCGCATGAATCTCGCACCAATCTTCTACACGCGTGATCGTATCAATCGCAATGAATTTGTATTTGCATCCATCCTTCACAATCGCAGTTGAGAGTTCGAGTAACTCAGCAACACTGTTGATCTTCACCTTCAGAGCAGACACGTAATCACTTCCCTCTTCGGTGTCAACGATCAAGCAATCCTGCAAAGCAGAGAGCAAAGTTGTTTTACCGACCTTCGGCGGGCCGTAAAGAAGTAGAAGTTTAGGATCAACTTGTGTTGCTGGTATGATTGTGGTTGGTAGTGTTATTGGCATAGTTTGAAATAATTTGTGACAACATCTACGATTTGTTTCTCAAGACGCAACTTCGTTTGGTCGTTCGCGATGTGCATGTCAACGAAGATACTATCTTGTTCGACTTCGCTGCTGTGCTTGTTTAATTCATTGTCATCTAGTGCAAGTGATGGGCGAGTAATACGAATGAGCTTGCCGCCTTTGCGTCGTATCCATTCAGCCTCATTCAGGAATCTACAATCAGTTATCACGACAAGCTCTGTCCCCGCAGGGAACGCAAGGCTGTCAGCTTTCATCAGCCAGTAATTCTCATTCTGAGAGCGACGCCAAACTCCATATGCTTGAAGAAATGCACGAAACGGAGGGAGATTCTTGTGCGTATTCAGCAAGTCTGGATCAGCCCGCAGATACTCACAAATCTCCAACTTGAGGGCATCCGCAAATGCCATGCGATACACACGCTTTCCGAATGCAGCCTTCAGTGCATCGAATGCTGTGTCTTTTCCCGACTGTTTCTTTCCGACGAGTCCGAGGTATTTCATATAGATAGTGGATCGTATTTCTCTTTGACAAAAGCGGAACGCATATAGATGTCATGGTTTTCACGAGTCTTTGCTGCACAAGCCTCGAAGAATTCACAAGCTCTGCCATAACCATCGGACTCACATGCAGCATTTATCAGGCCCTCTCGTGGGAACTCATATCCTTCTGGCTTGTCTAGTCTCTGGCACAACTCTCCGAGTTGCATGTGAAACTCAGCAATCTTATCATCAGAGAATGTGAAGAAGTCTGACGTTTGATACTTCACTTTCGACGGATCTTTGTCGATGAAGACGCCTTCAATAAATGCACCTTTCGCGGGCGCATTCAACCAGAGCTTTGCGAGTTGCGAATCCGGTTTCAACTTACACGCTTCAGTTAGTCCAACGTAGTAATACATCAACTGCACAGACATGCGATACTTGTTGAAGTATTCTTCGACCTTGTAAGCTGATGTTGTTTTGTAGTCACGGACAGCAAGCACTTCTGGATTCTCGCGCGACATACACACATCATCAATCGTTCCACACAAGATGACTTCGATGTGTTCACCACTCCAGTAAGGAACAGCCCAAGGAATTTCCACCAGCGGCATGTTCTCGATCCACAACGTCTGCCACTTCGAATCTTCCATTGCCCACATCATGCAGACAGTTCGGAAGTAATTGAAGTCATCTAGGAATTCCTTGCGATATTTCGTGTAGAGGTTCTTCACACCATCACGATAAGACCAGCCCTTCTGCGTTGCTGCTGTGACATTCTGACCGTTCACGCGATACTCAGCGACAAAATCATGAAAGCAAGAACCGAACACGATATCGTTCGGAACAAGTTTGTTGCTATATCCTTCGAGGACATAGTTCAACCTGCGTTTGCAGGCAGACTTCCGCAAAGCGGAAGAGTTAAGCATTATGATTTTCTTTGGCATATCTTTATTTACCATGCATCATCTTACGCAACGCCATCATCTTCTCGTCAGTCAATGTTCCAAAGTCGAGATTCTTCAACACAGCTTTCATTCCTTGTTCTTGTTTCACTGCCGCCGACTTCATCTTACTGCTGACTCCTGTCTTTGGTAGCAACATTCCAGTTCCTCTACTTGTGTCAGGACGCGTGAACTTGAAGTAAGGTTCAAGCATCTTCACGAGTTGATCATCTGGAATTGCTTCGAGTCCAGATGCAGGTAGATCAAGAAGTTGTTCGATTGTCATGTTACGACTTCCTCCTAATATGCAGCACGTAAGCATCTAACGTCACAAGTTCCATCGGATCATTCATCATCTCCGCAGACGCAACAAGAGCTTTCACAGTCTCTTGATCCTCAGGCGCAAGAAAAATCCCATCCGTAATCTTCAACTCTTTCTTGTCACTGTTCTCCATGAACGTATTCAGCATTGGACGCCACTCAACTGTGACAACATCACGAACTGCGAACGCATCATGACGCACAAGAGCTTCACGCAACACAGATTGTTGTCGCCCATAGTTCATCGCATTCTCTTTGAAACACAACACGATAGCCCTCGGCGTCTTCCTGAGAACAACTTTCGCACGAAGAGATTCCAGTTGACCTCCGACATCGAGATTATCCACAGCGTAAGTGAACGACTGTTGCACACGCTGATAAACCGTCGTCAACTTTTCACCATGAGTGGGGGCGAATTCA